CTTTATTATTTGATCAGCATTTAGATTTATGTTGCCGATAAGATTACTAATATTATTTGTATCAATAGAGAAATCAGCAATAGTTGCGTTGGTTGTAGAAATTAAATTAGTTGTCTTAGTTTTTCCTAAAATATCTACTGTGTTTCCAGGAGTAGGATTATTTACACCTATAGTACCTGTTGTAACGTCTAAATATAATAATTCTGTATCGTCTCTAGTATTTTGAAAAGCAAGATACTCACGCAATCCTTCTAGATTTGCTGTTAATAACGGTCCGGATATTCTACCTACTTGTGCCACTCATATTCTCCTTGACACAGTATTTATAGTATTATTTGTTGAAATTATGTAGTACAGTAACAGGTTTATCTAGATCTACAGCAGAATTAAAGGACAAATACCAACCAGGCACATACGGGCCTGTACTTGAACCTACTTCGAGTATAAATCCTGTATCTGCAACATAATTTGCTATGTTAGCACCTGTAGTATCTACTGCAATTTCTAATTGTGTTGCACTAGGAGCACTTACTACTCCGTGACTACCTGGAGAGCTAGAATCATCTGTGTTTAAATTTTCTAAGTTATCGTCAATGCTAGATTCTACTCCACTGATATAAACTTGATCGCCACTTGTTAACCCGTGAGCTCCGCTAACTTCTATTACAGTAGTTGCACCTACACTTATAATATTTGTTACTTCTAATCTATTACCGGGATTTTGTGTAAGTGTATAGTTGGTTCCGAAAATTTGGAAAACATTTTCAACAAACACAAGAATATCTGTGGAACTATTATTTTGAGGATCTGGATAATCAGTATCACCGTTGTCCAAAGGACCAAAAAGTGTTTGCACAGCATCGCCAGATCCTAAGTTTTGTTGAACAATAGTTCTAGGTTCTTTGTATCGAACTTTGCGCCAGGCACCGTCTTGATAGAATTCAAATTCGTTCGCATCTGTATTATAACGCATATGTCCGTTTGTAGCATTATCAGGACGCTGTGCTTCTGAACCTTTCGGAACTAGCATAGTATTTGTACTATCTACAATCACTTGGTCGTTAACATCGTACTTAATGCCTTTACCGTAGATATTTCGTAAATTTGTATTTTGTCCTTTTAATAATCTCATTAAACTTCCAAGTAACTTACTGTTGCTGCGAGATCTGTATCGCCAGATCCTTCGTCAGGTTCTGCTACAAATGCAACAATGTCTCCTGCATCTAAAACAACACGTTCAGTATCAAATGTAAATGTTTCCCCTGCTGGCAATGTTAGTTGTCTTACTACACAAGTTCTTGTGTTTGACAATGCTTGTCCATTAGGAATTAGATGTAAATCAAAAATTGCATCATGAGATGCAGCATCGCCGGCTCCTGGATCATACGTATTACAAACTAATATGTTAGTTACTGCATATTGTTTACCTGCGGGAACAGTGATTATATCTAATTGTGTTGTTGTAAGTGTTTGATTTACTATTGCCATTTGTTTTCCTTTTAAAATAGCATACTAAGAACTAGCGATCTATTTCTACTGATTAATTCGTCTGCTGTATTACTTTTATTTACAAAATATATTCCACTACCGCCCTCTGCTTGAGTTTTAGAGTAAATTTTAATTCCATTATCAGGTACAGCAGGGTCTGAAAATACGTCATCATCTCCAGGTGTTTCTATAATCTCTAGAACATCTTTAACTTTTACGGTTCCGGTACCTGGAGAATTTAAAATTAAATCAGTGTTACTAGCAGTAGTGCTTATCTCATTATCTTGAATTTTAATGTCTGCAACTTCTATTCTATTAGAATAAAAATTAGCAATGACAGTACCATCTACTGTTGCAACTAAAGTACTTTCTAAACTTGTTATACTATCGTCTTCGGCTGCAAAACGAGTATCACCTTCTTCGATGGCGTCTTGCAAATTATTTGAAAGAGCAAAACGTACATAATCGACCACAGCCTTTGCGTTAGGAACGTGGTCATTGTTTACTACCACGCCGCTGCCGCCGTCGACAATTGCCCCAGCTGTGTATGTAAAAACGTTTTCTTCGTAATCAACAGTACCTGCAACATTAATTGCACTACCGGGTGTAGTTACATATAATGCACCTTGAGAGTTGAGACTGTTAAAACTTACCGGTAAGTACTGACCTGATGCATTTTCGAAAGTAAAACTTCCTGTTCCGCTAGATCCACCTGTAACATAAGGAACTGATTCATCAAAAACTAGTCTTGCTTCGGGTAAAGACCCCCTATCGATTCCTATACCTGCTTGATAACCTAATGCAGCACTAATACCAGAACCGGTTTGGCCTTCGTTAACTGTGATAATATTATCTGCAATAGTAGTATTAGTTGATTCAACGGTTGTAGTGACACCTTTAACTTCTAAGTCTCCGGTGATCACTACTTTACCTCTGTCTGTGGTATAGCCTCCAGTAGTATCAAGAGTAATCAATCCTCCAGAAGCATCTGATGGATTATCTACAACAACTTTAAAATTACCGTCTTTTACTCTTACTACTTTTGACATGTTATACCCTTATTAACCTTGTACAGGAAGTGTTGCTGTACCAACAACGCCGTCGTCGTCTCCTGGACCTGCATTGTACTTGATTTTTTGTGTACCTTCAGAATCATCTGTATCTTCAGAACCTGCTTCTACACTAATTGTTCTATTGTGTAGTTTAGTAACTTGAACAACAGTTGAATCGTCTAGAACTGCATCTATTGCAAATTCTCCTGCACTTAAATCACCCGAACTTTGGTTTACTAAAGTTAAAACTTCAGTAGATGTTCCATCTGAGATTTTATACTTACGGCTAGATCTTTGTGACACAATCCATGCCGGGGTAGTTGAAGATGCTACTTCTGAAGCACCTGTAAAAAAGTAACGTGATGGTTCTAGTTTTCCATCACCTTGACCGATTTTTCTTTTATTAATTGGACGTCCCATTGTTTTCTCCTTATGTTGACGTTCTAGGTCTACACTGTGGGTACAGCGTAAGTCTGCTTTGCAGCACACTATTTGACACAAGTATTTATCAAATAAAGAAAAAGCCCGACACAGTTAAGTATCGAGCTTTTAATAATAAGGGTGATAGGTTGGACTTTGAGAATACCAACAACCTCCTAGTAGCTCTCGCTCAGATTCGGAGGAGCCTAGCATCGGATAGTTACTTCCAAAAACATATCTTTGTATCTCTACACTCATATGTTGCCACTACAGCTACTAGCCAAGTTGTGTCACTACGCAACACCGTTCCTTGCACTATCTAATCTAAACCGTCGTTTAGCTTATATATACATAATAGCATCATTACAAACAATGTCAACCACTTTTTTAAAAAAAGTCAAAAAAATAGGCCCCGTAGGGCCTATTTTAGTTTCAGTTATAAAATAACTTAGCTGAAGCTTAGGTTGTTTGTTGTAACTTCTACCTTTTCTAGGTAGTCAGCTGCATTACCTAGCGACGATGCTGTGTTTGATAGCTCAACATAACCATAACGTGTCATAAATGATACGACTGGTTCGAATGTTGATGGATCAAGTACAACACCTGAGCTCATTAGCGGGATGTATGGGCAATAGAATGCCGCTGCATCTGATTCGCTTGAGCCTTTGTAACCAACTAGTACATCGTCGTTTGCTGCGTAAGTGTTTACATACACTTTCATAGCATTGTTTAGTGTACCAACCATCTTAGTGTTAGTTGGTGCTTCGAATGTACCTTCAGTTGTACGTGCAAATGCTGAAGTAGTTGCTGACTGTAGAACAGTTAGGATCGCTGGCGATACTACTGCCCAGTTACCAGCACCACGACGTGTGCGCTGTGCAATGCGGTTTGCTGCACGGTTGATTAGAACTGCAAGAGCTGCATGCTCGTCACCAACAAATGTAGCTGTACCACTTACTGCTGCTTGGTCAAACGTATCTGTACCATTACCAGCTAGTGAGCTAAGAGATCCTAGAACCTCTTGGTCGATTTCAGCAGTGATTTCTTGTGCTAGAGCAGCCATAATTTCTGCTTCAACATCAATACCATGCTGTGACTGTGCATCTTGTGCAGATTCAAAAGTCCAGCGAGCTGACAATTTACGTGTCTTAGCTTCTACTGTTTGCTTTAGAATCTGAATGCTTAGTCTGTTGCCTGCACTACCTTCAAGACCTGCTGTTGCTGCTGCTTTACCAGCAGTGCCATCGCCTGAATAGGCTTCTGCAATCTTGAATGGTGATAGTGCTTCATCACCAGCTGTTACATCATTTGATGTGCCAGTTGCGTTTTGTGTATCGCTGTAGCGTACACGTAGTGTGTGGATCTGACCCACTGGACCAGTCATAGGCTGAACACCTACAAGCTCGTTTGCAATGACTGTTGGCATTACACGACGAATAACTGGAAGAATAACACGATTAAGTGTTGCGATATTACCGGCAGAGGTTGCACCAGCTGTAGCAGTCTCTGAAAGATACTTGCGAGTATTTTCTAGAGTTGTTGCCATAACAGATTTCTTTGTGCCTCCAAGGCCTTCAAGAAGTGCTGTTTTGGTGTCCTGCCAGCGACTTTCTAGTAGTTCTGACATAATTATCTCCTTTTATAATCCAGCTAGACGTTTAATGTCAACGACATTGTGCTCGTCTGCTGTTCTACTAACGTTAGTTTGTGACTGTGTGTCACGGTTGCCTGTTACTTCTTTGCCTTCTGATAAAACTGCCTTTTTTGCCGGTGTCTTTCCGTCGATTACCGCGGGTAGATACTTGTCAAACGAAGAACGTAGTCTTGCTGTTTGAACCGATTCAAGTAAATCTGTCATAATTTCTTTTTGTCCCTTGCTTAAAGGACTAATAAGGTCATCCATGACTGCTTTGCGTTCTGCTAATGCCTTCATTTTATTGATTTGGGCATCTTTGCTTTCTGCAAGTTTTTGTTTCTTAGCCGCTTCTACTTTTGCTTCTGATAGTTGCTTGTCTTTTAGATTAAGAACTTTCATAAGTTTAGCAGTTTCTGATTTCTCATTTAAGTGGCTAGTTGCGTATTCGTTAGCAAATGCTTCGAATAGTTTACGACCAAAGTCGTTTCTACGTGCTTCTTCAATATCTTCTTTAAGTGCAGTAATTTCACTGTTAAGTGTTTTACTGACAATGTCTGATACTTTAGTAGCACTAGTTTCAACAAAGGCTTTTTTAACCTCTGCAAACTTTGATTTTGCTTCTTTTACAAGTTTAACTTTTGTTTCTGCAAGATCTTTCTTATCTTCGTGGAACTCGGCAATTTCTTTTGCTAGCGCATCTACGACAAAGTTTTCTAGCATGCTAAACTTACCAGCAATTGCTTTTTGATCTTCGTGTAGTTCAGAAATTTCTTTTGCTAGAGACTCAGCAACAAAACGCTTCATAACATCTGCGTTTTCGCGCATTGCTACTACATATTTTGCTTTTGCTTCTGCTAGTTGTTTACGATCGTCTGCAAACTCAGCAATTTCTTCTGCAAGGCGTTCTGAAATCATTGCATCAATAGCTTCAACCATAGTTGATTTATCATGCTCGTATTTCTGTGCAAATTCTTCACGAAGCTCAGCTGTTACAGCCTGCTTGTTTTCGTGAATTTTTGCATTCCATGCCTCTTCGATTTCCGCACGAACATCTTCAGAAACAACATCGTTCTCGAAAAGTGTTTTAAGTGCATCCAACATAGTTTTTCTCCTTTTATTGGAGTCGACTGATTATATTAATCAGCGATTCTTTTAAATATTTTTGTGCCTTAGGATCTTCTTTTGTTGCCTGTGCTAATTCGTATGCCTTCATTCCCCCACGTGCATTCATCAAATGTTCATAAATTGGTGTAGGATATGCACCAGGGGCGCTAGGCTGAGCCACAACGTCCACGGTGATTATTTCAAAATCAGAGACGGTATTGCTACCGTCTTCTGATACATTGCCGCTACCTCTACTAGATACGCCTAGTTTAACGCCGCTTTCAAGCATTGTTTTTACTAATGTGCCCATCGGTGTTGGTAGAATCTTCATTTTACCGTAACCGTTTGCATCATCCATCCACATTTCTGTGATCATGTGTGACACACGGTCTAAGTTAATGTTAAGTCCGTCTGGATGATCTACTTCGCCGAGAACACTGTAACCTCCGCCTATTTGATCGTTGAGAGTTTTGACAGCCCTGCCAATTTCATTTACAGGATATACACGTTGGTTCGCATTGCGTACACCCCCTTGTATGCAAATACCTTTCATAAAAAGATCTTTGCCTTCGTTGGCATTCTCAACTACAATTCTTGCAGCATCAAATGTCAAATGCTCTCTTAAAAAGTTGCTCATTCAAACTTCCTCTTTTTACTGCTTACTTGCCTAATGTAGACTTTTTATTGTCAGCAGTCTCTGGCTTGCCCTTTTTCTCAGCGCCGTGGCCAGGTTGTGGTGCTGTTTTAGTAGCACCTTTAGCGCCAGGAACATTTACGTTTCCAGCGTTATCTTCTTTAGTTGTCGGAGCAGCTAAACCACCTGTTGTTCCTTTGGTGTCTGCTTCGCCGCCAGCTGCGATGTTAGAAGCTGTTCCGCCCATGTTGTTAGCACTAGCTACAGTTGACTTGGTGTTTGCACCATTGTCGCCCATTTTAGCTGATACTTTTTCTACATACTCACGCATTGTTTCAGTTTGTGATTTCTCACCTTCTTCATCGTCGGCTGCTTCAAACTCAAATGATTCTTCTTCTGCTTCGTCATCATCGTTACCTTCGTCGTCCATGTCCATATCCATGTCCATGTCGTCGTCTTCTTCGCCTTCGTCGTCGCCTGCCATCATTTTTTCAAATTCAGCTTTTAGGTCAGCTAATGCATCTTCTAAATCTTCAACACGATCTTCTACATCTTCGTCTTCGTCGTCGCCCATGTCCATGCCGTCGTCATCTGATGGTTCCATTGCACCCATCATGTCGTCTGCTGCGTCTCCGCCCATCATGTCCATTGGATCTGCTTCTACTTCAAATTCGTCTAGATTAAAGTCTTCTGACATTTCTTCGTCATCATCTTCATCTTTTGCTTCATCTACTTCGTCATCATCTTCTTCATCAGTTGGTTCGTCTACTTCGTCGTCTTCTAAATCTGACTCAAGTAGTCCTTCGTAGATGTCACGTGATTTTTCTACCACAATCTCGTGGAATAGCTCTTCTGCACCCGAACGATCTTCGTTGATCAGGCGCTCAAGCATTTCTTCAAATTTGTTACGATTTGCCATTACTTTTCTCCTATAAATGTATACCTATGGTAAGGCTGTCAAATGTATTTACTATATGTAGAGAAAAGTGCGCAGAAATAGGCCAAAAACGGCCTCTTTTTTAACAGATAGCAGAAATTCCAAATATTCTTTGGAAATTTTCTACTGTAATTGTACTAAAGTTGTCAAATTTATTTAGTTCGTCTGGCTGATAATTATCTGGTGCTATTACTCTTACATAATGTATTTTTTGATGTTGTTGTATTACGCTTTTAGTTTGTCTTAACCAATTTCCAAAAAATGTTGCACCGTCTAACGATTTTTTATAGTTAGGAGTGTCTGCATAAACATTATTGAAACGTTTTCCTTCTTCTAATCCTTGATAATCGAAACCTAATATATAAATGGTTTCGTATCCGTGTTGACTTGCAAGCCATAATGCAGTAGGTCCACTGCTCCATCCTTTGCTAGGATTAAAATAGTTGAATCCTTGCATTCTGTGATATGCTTTATTAGGATTAGTCCACACTTCGTGATTTTTTTGATACCCTGATTTATTAATCTCTAATACCATTTTGGTATCAACTGCAACAAGATAGTCTGGTTGAAATTTTCTGTATAAAGCATTACAACCATATATGTTACCGTATCCTCGCAAGTCTTCTGGATCTATAGGCTTTCGGCTAGTTCCATTGCCTAAAACAAATGCAGTATTTTTCTTTTCTAAGCCGATATTTTTTGTAGGTGATTGAATAAAATCTATTTTTTTATGAAAGTCTTTATTAAGG